CACATTGTGCCAGTCGAAGCTGATGTAGCTCGCTTTGGCCAAGATGTCCCGATCTTGCTCGCTGCGAAGTCCTGCTTGCTCACCGCCGGCAATAGCACCAGGGGTGAAGAACAGAACATCGTTAGCGCCAAGATCGTCCGAAACCACAATCCTCATATTGAGGTAGGTGGGAACACGAACGTCGCCGAAAGATGCGACACGGCTACCGCCAACAGGCAGTACACCTTCACCGCCGCCCAGCTCAGCTGCAGACACATAATCCAGAGCTTTCAGGGTGACAAGCTCGTAGTAAGCGCTGGAGTGCAGCGCCATCACCGAGAGCTTCTCACCCTGGTCGCCCAGCTTGGCGCGGGCGCCGGAAACCATCGAGGCGGTGGGATATGCCTCAGTGGTGGTTACGGTCAGAGACGACAGAGCAGTGGCAAAAGCGCCGGTTACACAAGACAGCAAATCTTTTTGCTGCTCGTTGGCGATGTAGGCCGCAACCTTATTGCCAATAGCGGCAAGAGGGTCACTGCCAGCTGCCATCGCAGCTAAATCCCGAGCTCCCCAAGCACGCCCTCTATGCAGTACAACAGCACGCTGCTTATCAGCAGTGATGTTGCCAGGGGTCAGAGAAGTGGAGTCGCTCAGAACTTCAGCATCACCGCTAAGATTCGCGACCCAATTTGGGATTTCAATGAAGTCACCACCATCGGTGGCGTTCAACTCAGCCATAGGCTGGATGACACCGCTGGTGATAAATGCGTTGCGAAGAGTGGTTTGCTCCTCGATATACGGTTCCCAGATTTCTGGGATGATCACATTAGAGCGAGTGGTTTCGGCCATTGTCGGGCTCCGTTAATGGGTCTTGGAGTTCTCAGCCGCGCTGGGCTTCACTCTTCAGGCGCTCATACAAAGCAGGGTCTTCCCGGTACAAACGCGATTGCTCAGTGAGATTTCGCGTCTCAGGTCGGAATGGATTGGGCTTCCCATAACTGGAACCCGTCCCTCCCGTACTGGGGGTGGTGCCCATTCCCTTTGCACCGTTGGGAGCAAAGTGGTGGTCCCATCCACTCTCCGGGGTGCGGAGCCTCGCTAGATAGTCGTTCAGCGGAACCTCCATACCTCCCTCTAGAACCACTGGTGCGCCTTCAACCTCACGGAGGTTTGGTTGCAGTAGTGCCAGCATCTGATCAGGTCGTAGCGCTTTGGCTTCGCTGATCTGCTGTAGAGCTTTGGTGCGGAGTGTCTCGGTGCGACGTGCTTGGCGCTCGGCGTCAAGCTCGTTCTCTAACTCGGTGATCCGTCGCTCCAAGGCTTTGTTGGTCTCCTTGGAGTCCTCCCATAACTGGCGATACTCACCTGAGTTCTCCAGCTGCTGTTGCTCGCCTGTTTTGAGCTTTGCCGTCAGACCCCTGAGCTGATCCTCAAGCTCCTGGACTTTCGTATTGAGCTGTGCGTTCTTTTCGCCAGCTCTCAACTTGTCCTGCGTCACCAAGTCCAATTTGGCCTTGAGACGCTGTAGCTCGGAACTGTCAGGAGTTTCAGTCGCGGGTGAGGGCGGCACGGCCGCACTCGTTTCCTCCACCGGAGGAACACCACTTACGTTTTCGGACACGCAATGGGCTGAGAGTACGTATCTAGCTTTCCTTTCTCTTTAACTGACCTCGGGGATCAATACGCAACGGCATAACGGGTGTAGGGGCGGTGGGCCTTCAGGAAAGTCCTCCGGGGAGTTCTCGACCCTGTTATGTAGTGGTCGGCATCGCGGACAGGTCTTCGGATCCAACACTGCATTCCATCGCCATTGCACTTGCGTGATCAGACCTCCAGCTAATGCAAGCTCTGCAGCTCGCTGTGCAGCTGGTGTGGTAGGTGCCCATAAAACTGCTGCTGTGATCGAACGGAACCGCTCACGCCATGCGTTTGCGACTGTCCCCTTACTCACCACAGGTACTTCCCGCCCAGCTTGGGTTCTTACGCCCAATACCTTCTGTGCAACCTGCGCAGTGGTTGGATCATCGAAAAACATCCCGATCACACTGCGCTCCAACAGCTGCAATAGCTGCGTCACAAACGGTGTCACCCCCGTCACCGGTGCAGGTGTGAATAACCTCGATAACCTCACCCCTACCACTCTGGTCTCGTCCAGCACCTGCGTGACTGGCCTCGCCTGCAGTTGACCTGGAGGCAAACTAAACATTCGCTCGACAGGTCCAAGTACCAGCGTCTCCATTGCGGTCACACGACTAAGGAGTAGCTGTGCGAGCACGTCATTGGCTTGGAATAGCCAAGGCAATAACTGCCTTCTGATCTGCGGCCACTGCAAATACCTCTCGAATCGAGTAGGTGGCAGCTGAGCTAACAGCAGGGCATAGATCCGCAGCGCCAACTCATACAGCACATCCCGTGCCTCGGCATCAGTGATGTCCTCCTGCTGGCTGATCGCAGCAGCTAACTCCCGTAGGTACTCCTCCGGTGTCATTCAGCGTTACGGCCTGACCGCAGTGGTGTCGGTAATGTCTGGCTGCTTAATGACTCGCCCTGGCCTGCGTTCTGGAACGCCATGTCTGGTCCTGCTGCAGCCAGTCGCTCCATTACCTGCTGCTCTGCTAACCGCTCTGCAGTCATGCTCAACTCCTCGTCCAGATCCACATTCGGAGGCAGCACCTCACCGTCCTGCAACACCTTGAGCAATGTCTGTTGACTGATCGCGTTCTGCATATACAGCTGCAGCAATGCAGTCACCTCATTGCCAGTCAGCATCCTGTTGTCGTAGTCACGCGGGATCATCACGGTCGGTGGCTCAACACCTACGTATTGCGCCGCTAGCTCAAACATCTGAGACAGGCTGCGCTCCAGATCAATCGAGATGATCGCCATAATCGAATCGCTGTCGATTCGATCCATACGACGTGCCTCGGCAGCCGCATTCGTCAGGTTCTGTGACGTAAGGGTGTTGATGCCTAGCCGGCTGATCTGATCTTCAAGTGCCTGTAGGCACCGCAGCTGACTCTCAAACGCATCACTGGTCGGCTGTACCCACTCCGCCCCACCATCCACAGGCATCAACAGTGCCGTATTCACACTGATGCCAATGGGGCTGTCGGTGTCAGGGTCAAAACCCCTCAATACCAACATCGGGTTAGCCCCAACGTGAATTGAGTGGTGGTAATCGCAAAAGCGCTGTGCGTAAGCGATGTTGAGCTGCGCCACCTCAAGCAATGGAGGTGTGCTCATCAGATTCCCGGTGCGGTTGGAGTAGACCGTCACCATTGGGATTCGATCCAAACTCGTCGTTCCGCTATCCACTAGCTCCCATTGCTTGGGTAACGGCAGGTTGCGGATCGAACTGGGTCGCGTCAGTAGTGGCGCTGAACGCCATAGCTCATAACCACCTGGCGTTAAAACCCTGATCTGATCAACGATTTCCTCTCCATACGCACCCTTAGGCGCTACCACCTGCTCGCGTATCCGAACCTGTGATAAGTCGCTACTGGCACTGTCATTGCTGGTGCGCCATCCCAAGACCTGCCTTGGATGTACAGGCACCAAATATGGGCGCTGGCCTAATCGACGCTCCTCCGCCAGCGTCCGTGGTGCAGTATCACTCGAAAAATCAACGATGGTGCTGCTGTGCCCATACAGCAATGCCGTGATCAGTTGACGCCTTGCGTACTCATTCAGCGTGGTGCCGTCACCCGTTACGTTCTGCGCCCACTCAGTCCAAAAGGCGTCACCTTCAATCGTTACCCCCTTACGGAGGATGATGCCCGCAGCCTGCGATGCCAACCGATTCAGGAATGGTGGCAACGTCGAGTGGAAAATTCGACGCTGGTAGCTGTCGTCCTGTTCAGATGGCTCCTGCGGAACCAGTCGACGGCTATTGGCACGTAACCCAATCGTGCCCTCTAAGCAGGTGTCGATTGGCTCCCAGTGCGGTTGCATCGCTAATACCGCGCTGCTAACCACACTCGGATCATCAAGGTCGCTGCTAGCCGGCAGAACACCAACAACGCCGGAGTTCAGCGGTGGATAGCTGCTGTTGTTGGCTACAGCCACGTTCGATCTACCTCTTTACCGAGGTTTCCGGTACTCACAACACCGTCCTCGTTTGGTAATTCGGGTCGCTCTCGTCCAACGCATGAACCTCAGGGCCAAACCCCGTCGCCAA